CGTTATAAAGAAACAGGCGAAATAGCATACTTTCACAAATTTGTTACTATGCCAGAAACAATAGCCGGTGAATCGGGCGTATATGCTGTTTTAGAAAAAGATAATGGCGAGTGTGGATTGTACGGACTATCTGAATTTAAATTCAAAAATAAGGCGAAGGAAGGGACGATAGCATGAGAGAGATTGAGATTTACGGCAACATACACGAAAATCCGGATTTGTTGGAGGTGGCGGAATGAAACGAGTAAATGAACGACAAAAAGAAGAAATGAAAAAATTAGCAAATTTAATTATCGAAAACCCTTATTTACCAGTCGTTACGATGACAGATAACTTTGACGATAAGGGGACTAGCGTTTGGACAGCAGGGTGTTGTTGCGAAGTAAGTATTGATTACATTTATAGCCCTAAATATGGTGATTTATTATCAAGTCCTAAAGATGGCAGACCATATTTTAAAGGTTTTGATTATTATGAAGCAATAGAAGAAATGAGGGAAAGAATCCACCCTCATGACAACACGACTAATCCAGAGGAAATTTGGAATAGTCTTGATTGGATAAAAGTCATTTTAGTGTATTCGGGTCAATTAGAAAAAGTAGATGATGTCTATAAAGAACGTTGGGTGGCGGAATGAACGATAAAAAAGTAAGATTCTACGTTTCTACTGGTATGCACGGATCACTTGAAACAGAAACATTTCTTTTGAAAACGGACTTGAATATTGAGTTCGATATATTAACACTTGAACAATTAGAAAAAGAGATTACAGAGGCTTATGACGACTGGTTAGTAAATAATATTGACTCTGGTTGGTCTATCGAGAAAGAGGTGGCGGAATAAATGGGAGTGAGTATTGATTTATACAGTTATGATTATGAAGCGCTTTTGGAAGGCATTCAAAGCTATACAAAAGCGGAAAATACGGAAGTTATAAGAAAAATACTTCTAATAGGCGGAAATGTCGTAGGTGATAAATATATCATTTTAAACAATGAACTCTGGGAAGATAACAGTTCATATTACAACGTTCCGAACGCTTTAGAGCGTTTGTATAAAGTTGATGATGTCTTTGGAAAAATCTTCTGTACTTTTGATGATAGGTTCGGTAGAGAGACGCTAATTAATGGTTGTGATACCCCAGAAGAAATATTAGAAGAGGTGATGGAATGACGACATTTAAACCGAGAAACATCCTAAGTTGGCGCAGTGGATTGCCTTACGATAATACGAGATTTTCAATAGGTAGACCTCCAGAAGGTGGGCAACATGGTTATGAATGGTACAACGGTGAGTCGAATGTGAATGTAATCAGCATTGAATATATACTGCCCAATCCAATCACAGAAAGCGCAGGAAACTATATTATCAAGTTGGAAGATGATAGGAAAATTGTTGTCTCCGAAGAAATTCCATCTTTTATTGAAGAGGTGGCGGAGGAATGAAGTACCGACAACACGAAACCTATTCCTTTCTGCAAAGGCGTTTAAAACGAGTAGTACTAGTGTTGATACTAAAAATAATTAAAAGTTTGAAAGCGGTGGTGGAATGAAAAGAGCTGGATTCTATTTTACAGATAATGACGATGATGCAACTTCTTTTTGTCCAGAGTGCGGAGAACTAAATATAAGTATTAGCGCGCGAAAAGTGCTCGAGTGTATAAAGATTAATCGACCAGTATATGTCCAATGTGCAGCGTGTAAAGCATGGTACAACATCGGCGGAGACGTTGAAGAAGGAGGATGACGAATGACTAGCGCAAATGACTTAACTAATCATCTTGACCTTGACACTGACTATTTATTATTTAATTTATTAGGAGGAATATAAAATGGCAATTTTAAAAAGCGAATTATACGCAGTGATCAGCAAAAAGGAATCAGAAATCAGAACAGAATATCTTGAAAAAGAACGACAAATCAAAACGGACGCTATTAACGCCTTTTATGAAAACGAGGAGTTAGACGAAACACTAGAATTATTTGTTAAACAATTACAAGAAATCAAGAAAACAGCTTCCTTGTTAGAACCTAAAATACAATCTTATTACACACCTGTCCACACTATTGACAACTTAGACTGGTTCGACGATGTGGACGCGTTAAAACAAAACTTGGGTCGTAACGTTTGGCGGAATGGCAAAATCAAGATATTCACTCCGGAAGTAAAAGAATTAGACTACAATAACGACAAAGAATGGATTTCTAGACTAGCCGAATTTCAACGCCTGACTGCGACAATCAAAGCCAACTCACCTGCAAAAGGTTATAAACTACTTAAAGAATTAGGTTTCGATGTATCTCATATTGACGCATCAAGCAAACCAAAATCAAGTGCACCTATGGTTCTAGATTTTGACACTACTAAATTGGGGGTGCAAAATGACAAAACAAATCATCATAAACGAAGCAAACAGTTTACTTCACAGAAAAAGCAAAGAATTGAGTAAATCAATTATTAAAACACCAAAGGACCTTGAAAGATTCGCAATTGGTCTTGATAAATTATCGCAAGATATGTGGGACTATAAAAACGAACTGGAGGCGATTAAATGAGTATTGTAGCTGGTGATAAAGTAGAGGTACAGGATAGAACGGGTGTAGCTGAATTGTGTGTTGATGGTGAGCAGTTTCATGTTCTGATGAATAATGGTGGTCTGCTAACTGTTGAAGATGAAGACGGATTTTCATCCTTTAACATACCAGCAACTCAAGTCAAGAAAGTGAAAGTGAATAGTGATGTTAAATTAATAAATGAGCTATATGACCAATCAGATGCAGTAAGTTTTAGTATATATAATGCAGATACAGATAAAGCTAAGATGTTTGTATCTAATGTAAATAAGCCACAATTTGACGAAAGAAACAATGTGAAGTGGTATTCTGCATCAAAAGGCAAAATAACAGCAACAGCATTTTTGAAAGGAGATGATTAATATGACAACACTTTATTCCATTCAAGAAAAGTATCAACAGTTATTAAATTTAGCTGAGCAATTAGATCCAGAGACATTAAAAGATACCCTTGAAAGCATAGACGATGAATTAGAAACAAAAGCAGAAAATGTTTCGTTTATTATCAAAGAGCTAGAAGGACAATCACTTGTTTTAGATGTAGAAATTAAACGTTTATCAGAACGAAAAAACACGATTAACAATAATGTGAAGCGACTGAAACAATCACTACATGATGCTATGCTAGTTGCTAATAAGCAAAAAATAAAAACGAATCTATTTACATTAGATATTCGGAAAAACCCTCACAGTGTACTTGTAGAAGATGAGAGGAAGTTAATTAATTATTTAGTTGAACAACCTAAGAAGCTGGATAAGGCTAAGTTAAAAGATGATTTGAAAAAAGGCATTGATGTACCAGGAGCCGTTTTGGTTCAAACGGAAAGACTACAAATAAAATAATAAGTAAGGAGGAATTTCATTGGAATTTATTCAATCAGAAAAAATGAAAAGGTCGGAGTATTTCAATATTATGATTTATGCAAAACCGGGCGCTGGAAAGACAACGACAGTTAAGTATTTAAAAGGGAAAACTTTAATGTTGGATTGTGATGGTACATCAAAAGTATTAAGCGGATTACCTAATATCACGATTGCGACATTAGACCCTCGAAATCCCGTACAAGATATGGCTGATTTTTATGGATATGCGAAGGCACATGCAGAGGAATATGACAATGTAGTAATTGATAATTTAAGCCATTATCAAAAATTATGGCTAATGTTTAATGGGAGAAATACAAAGTCAGGTCAACCAGAACTGCAACACTATGGAATATTTGACACACATTTAATAGATTTGATATCCGTGTTTAATAATTTACCAAACACAAATATAGTATATACCGCTTGGGAAAACACACGACAAATACAGATGGAAAGCGGACAGCTTTATAACCAATTTTTACCAGATATTAGAGAAAAGGTAGTTAATCATATTATGGGTATTGTTCCTGTAGTTGCAAGATTAATAAGAAATCCTGAGACAGGTCAGAGAGGCTTCTTACTCACAGAAAATAATGGTAATTTTGCAAAAAACCAGTTAGATAACAGAGAGTTTGCTTTGCAAGAAGACCTATTCAAAATCGGTGATGTTGATGCTGAAGCTTAGAGATTATCAAATCGATACAATCAACGAAGTAAGGGAGGCTTTTATTAGAGGGTGTAAACGTCCGTTAGTTGTTTCGCCCTGTGGTTAGGTTCAGGCAAATCGGTTATTTTAGCAGAGATTATTAGGCGAACCACAGAAAATAAAAATCATGTTTTATTCCTGGTACACAGGAAAGAATTGATTGATCAGATTCAAAATACACTCGAAGTGAGTGGGGTTGATATGAAACACGTCACTTTAGGAATGGTTCAGACCATTGTTAGACGGTTAGATCACACACCTCAACCAGAATTAATAGTCATTGATGAAAGCCATCACATCTTAGCGAACAGCTACAAAAAAATCATTGAATACTTTCATGAGGCACGAGTTATCGGATTTACGGCAACACCTGTCCGAATTAATGGCGGGGGATTAGGCGATATCAACGATACGTTGATTGAGAAAGTCAATGCCAAATGGTTGATTGAAAATAGCTTCTTATCACCTTATAAGTATTTTGCACCGGAAGTTATTCAAACAAGTAACTTAGACATCAAACGAACCGGGGAGTATGACATCACACAATTAGACGATCAGTTCAATCAACGAAAAGTATGGGGAGACGTGATCAAGCATTATCAAAAATTAGCCGACGGACAGCAAGCTATTCTTTACGCTTCTTCTCTCTATCAAAGCCAAAAAATGGCAGCTAGTTTTGAACAAGTGGGTATCACTGCAGCACATATTGATGGCAAAACACCAAAGGCGGAACGCGATCACATTATCCAACAGTTTCGAAATGGCGAGATTAAAGTGCTATGTAACTTAGATTTGATTGGCGAAGGATTCGATGTGCCAGACTGTTCTACTGTGATTATGTTACGCCCGACACAGTCTTTGTCTCTCTACATTCAGCAATCTATGCGTGGCATGCGTTACCGTCCAGAAAAAACGTCCATCATCATTGATCATGTAGGCAATGTAAGTCGGTTCGGACTACCGGATATGGAACGCACATGGACGTTAGAACCGAAAAAAGGAAGTAATAGCAAGAAAGCAGAAGCACCAGTGAAAATATGTCCCGATTGCTTTATGACAGTCTTATCCAGCAATAAGCAATGTGAGCATTGCGGGCATGAGTTTAAAGTGGAAGCAAAACCGATCCAAATCGACGACGCAGCAGAACTTCAAGAAATTACTGAACCAATATTTCAAGTGGACTACAGTAGTCCGAACGATTGTAAAAATATGAAAGAACTATATGAGTATGCGAAGCAGCATAACTATAAGCGAGGGTGGGCATACCACCAAGGAAAAGTAAGAGGATTTATCAAATAAAAAAATCGAAAGAAGGAATTTAATTATGTTTAAAGTAGATCATAAGGATGTTTTCACAAATGGAGTAGAAAATGGTACGTATGAGGTGGTTTTATACAACGCAAATGAAGATGCGACAAAAAACGGAGCGGAGTTCATTAATATTGATTTAATTATCCGTAATGATGTAAATCAAAAATTCCAGAATGCGCATATTTTTCACCGAGTATGGAAAGCAAAAGCAACAAATGAATATAGTCGAACGGCATTAAATACAATCGCTAAAGCAATCCAATTACCTAACGGCAAAGATTATAATACATTGGATGAATTATTAAAAGACCTGTTAACTAAGACGTGCCAAGTTACTGTGAAAAATGAAGAGTCTGAGCATAATGGTCAAATTTATAAAAATTTAAATGTGAAAGCATGGGCTGAAAGTAAAATTACCGGACCATTACAACATGTATTTAAAAAGAAAGAAGCTGAACCTATGCCAGAAATAAACGAGAGTAATCTACCGTTCTAAGCAATGAGAGGAGCGCACAAACGTGTATGAACAAATTCCGGACGAATTAAAAAACTTAAAACAATGGTGCGCTTTTCAACTTGTTTGGGATGAAGAGCGCGGCAAAAATAAAAAGATTCCAATGAACGCAAATGATGGTTCCTATGGAAATAGTGTGGATGAGCGAACTTGGGCAGACTTTGAAACTGCCCTTACTTCTCTCAACAAATATCAATTTGATGGATTAGGATTTTATTTTAAAGCACCGTATTTTGGCGTTGATATAGATGATATTCAAGACGACATTCAAGATTATTTATACGGAAACACAGAAAACCTAGCTGCTGAATTTATTCAAACACTCTCAAGCTATACCGAGTACAGTGTGAGCGGAACAGGAATTCATATTATCGCAAAAGGAAACTTCCCAGAAGGTGGACGTCGTAAAGGAAATATCGAAATGTACCCAGATGGTCGTTTTTTTGTTATGACAGGTCAAGTAATTGATAACTACAGACAAGTCAATGAAGCGACATCTGCAATACAATATTTGCATACGAAATACATTGGGACTAATGAAGTAAGACAAATAAATAATTTACAATCTACAGTTGATTTGCCTGTAAGTGATATTATTCAACGTGCTGAACGAAGTAAACAAGGCGCACAATTTAAAACACTTTACGACGGATTATGGGATGGATTATATCCCTCACAATCCGAAGCAGACTTAGCTTTTGCAAATATGCTGGCATTTTGGACAGGATGTAATGCAGAAAAAATGGACGAAATTTTCCGTTCAAGTGGTTTGTATCGAACAAAATGGGACCAAAAACGTGGAGCGCAATTATATGGAGAAATGGTTATTAATAAAGCGATTGCCAATACGTCAGAGGTTTATCAACCAGGAAGTGATTTAGAAGGTTACTCGATCACTGTGAAAAATCAGAATCGAACTGCTCGAAAAGTATATGGTTTAGATGATACTGGAAATGCAGAACGTTTCCGTGATAAATTTCATGACATTGTTCGTTTTTCATACATTAACAAAGGATTCTATTTCTACGATTCGAAAGTTTGGAAATATGACAACATAGGCGCTGTAAAAACACTTGCTGATGAAGTAATTAAAGATATGAAAAGTGAGTTTGCTTACATGGAAAATGAATCAGATGCAGAAAAAGCATTTATGAAACATTTAAAAGCAACAAGAAGCAACAAAGGTAAAACGAATATGTTAAAAGAAGCACAACATTTAATGCCAGTTTTGCCTGATGAATTCGATCGCTACAAATATTTTTTGAACACACAAAACGGATATATCAATTTGCAAAATGGAGAACTTATCAATCATGACAGGCAAAAAATGTTTACAAAAATTAGCAACATCGAATATACAGATAAAATTGATGCGCCACTTTGGCAAGCGTTTTTAAAGGATATTTTTGCTGGTGATAAAGAGTTAATCAATTATATTCAAAAAGCTGTCGGTTATTCATTGTCAGGTTCTACATCAGAACAAGTCATGTTTATCCTTTTCGGCAATGGGCGAAATGGGAAATCTGTTTTTCTCGATATTATCAACGATATTTTTGGCTCCTATGCAACAAACATCCAGCCACAAACAATCATGGTCAAACAGCAATCTAGTAATGCAAATAGTGATATTGCCCGTTTACATGGCGCTAGGTTCGTTACAACAACCGAACCAAATGAAGGTGTGCGTTTAGATGAAGGATTGGTTAAACAGCTTACAGGTGGCGATAAGGTCACTGCACGGCACTTATATAAAGACGAGTTCGAATTTACACCAGAATTCAAAATATGGATGGCGACCAACCACAAACCGATCATCAGAGGGAGAGACGATGGGATATGGCGAAGATTGCACTTAGTACCGTTTACCGTGAAGATACCAGATGAAAAGGTAGACAAGCAGTTAAAGTATAAACTTCGAAGCGAACTCACTGGTATATTGAATTGGGCAGTTGAAGGATTTCTTAAATGGCAACGAGAAGGATTAGGAATGCCGAAAGCAGTAGAAAAAGCAAGCTCCGAATACAAGTCAGAAATGGATGTTATTACTGCATTTATTGAAGACTGTTGCGAAACAGGCGAGAACAAACAGATCAATGCTAAAACTCTCTACGAAACATATAGAGAGTGGGCGAGAGACAATGGACAGTATTTAATGAGCAGCACGAAATTTGGTAAGGAAATGGGATTGAAGTTTGAGAAGAAGAAAAGTAATTCTAAAAGAAATTATGTTGGAATAACACTTAATAATGAGTATTTCAAACTTAATTTGAATTTCTAAACAGGGCAGGTTTAGTTAAAACTTGCCCTCGCTTCTATCGGTTGCAGGAGAAAGGGTTTCAGCGTTTTTTATTTTAAACAGGGCAGGTTTGACTGTTTTTCCCGAAACTTCTCTATAAAACTTTCCTAGTAATACTTTTCCTATTTTACTACTAACTTGCCCTGTTAATAAAAAAAGTATTAATAAAGTAAGTAATAGCAACGGGTTTCAAGCAGGGCAGGTTTGAACCAACTTGCCCTTAACCTGCCCTGACTTGCCCTGTTTTAGCTAATAATTTAGCACTTTTTAACCAACACATAACATACGTTCGTATTTTTGACCAAAGGAGTGATTAAATGACAGCAGAAATGGATATACAGAATTCTATACGTTTAGAACTTTCCCGCCATGGGCATTACGTTTTCCGTGCCAATGTTGGCAAAGTGAAATTACCAAATGGACGAATTTTTGATACAGGATTGCCAAAAGGATTTCCAGATTTGTTTGGTTTCCGTGGATCAGACGGGAAAGCATTTTTTATTGAAGTGAAAAACGAGATAGGCAAGTTGCGAAAAGAACAGGAACATTTTCAGCAAGCTATGCAAATTACACCGGCCATCTGTGGAGTAGCAAGAAGTGCTGCAGAAGCCGTGCGAATTGTGGAGGAGGGGTAAAATGAAGCTAAGAGATATTACAAACAGTAAATGCGATGTTAGGGAGTATATGAATGTTGATTTTCCAGATTGGCTTTTAGAACAACTAAAGGACGAAATAGATTTTGATATTATTGAGGCGTTAAAAGAGTATGCCGTTATCTATGTGAAGCATAATGCGCTGGAAAAAGAAATAGAACCTTTTGATATTTATAAAAAAGTAGAGGATGGGTAAAAAATGAAGAGCGACGATTAAAGATGTGATGAATTTAGAGACCAAGGCAGTCAAAATAAATGGGAAGACTGCAAGGGTTTATCAGAAGTGTTAATTGTGCGGAATACGAGTAATATTCTGACAATAGTTACAAAAAATATGTAACCCAGAGCGAAAAACGTAACTTCCAAAAATCGCATAGTGTCAGTAGCTAGACACGTAAAAGTTACAAGTTACATTTTTTTATTAATAAAAAGTATATATATTTATTTATATTTAAGAAAAGAGTACAAAAATAAAAACTTTTTCGCCGCTTTTTTTGTAACCTGTAACCACGTTCTGTCAGAAGGGATTTGAGTGGTTACGTGTTACAAAATGGGTTTTGTAACGGTATAGTCGGCGGAAAATGGAGGGATGACATTGATGAAAAGATTTCTTGTTATATGTGGAAATCAAGCAGATAGGAAATATGATAATGGTAGCAGGTAGTATTGCTTTTATACCTGGAGTGTTTTTTGGAGTTTTGTTGGTGATGTTGTTTGCCCCAATGCCGCACTTATCTAAATCACATAATTCGCCGAGTACACAATTAAACAAGGAGGAAAAACGAATGAAAATATATCACACAGAAACACAAGAAGATTACGATGCGTTACTGGAAAACTTGAAAAACGAGGGCTGGACGTGGTTTTTTGGTGAGGCTATTACGTCATATAACTCGCAGCTTTGGGAACGGAATAAGCAAAATACTGTTGTGCATATAGAGGAAGAAGGAGTAAGTTGTGGGAGTCTTTCTTATGCTAAATATTTACACCCCAACATACCAATCGAAAAATACAAAGTGAAACAAGACGAAGTTGCAAAGTGGTTCGATGGCGCTACAAATGCCATGAAAGCATTTTCATCCAATGGAGTATCTATGAAAAACGAAAATAACGACAAAGTAAATAATCCTGCACATTACACAGCAGGTGGTATCGAAACACTAGACTACATCAAGGCAAAAGTATCTGATTATCCGTCATATGCTGTAGGAAACATACTTAAATATGTCTCAAGATACGAGCACAAGAATGGCATTGAGGATTTAAAGAAAGCACAGTTTTATTTAAATGATTTGATTGAATGGATGGAGAGTGATTGTAAATGAATCGGTTTGAAAAAGATAGATTAAGAACAAAGGCAAAGAATATAATCGAGGCAATGCTGGTGTATTTACTATTGTGGCTTTTTAGTATAGTGATACCAATTATGGGTGTTTGGGCACATCTGATTTGGAGTAATTCATTTACGTTATTTATTAAAATTAGTACATTGACTATTTGGTCTATAGAAACGGTAGTCGTAGGGGCTTTACTTGTGAGTTCTTATATAACAGTTAAAAAGTATGTAAGTCAAATAGTCGCAGAAGACTAGCTAAGTTGAATGAGAGGAGAGTGATTGAATGTTTAAAACATTAAGTTCGTTTTATTTTTCTATGATTTTCATTACCGTATTATTGCGCGCTTTCGGCTTTCTTAGTCTTGCAGAAGCAGAATTTATTTTACTATTAATCATTTCTCTTGTCATGGTTGAGGATATGAATGGGAGTCGTAAATGACAAGTGACTCTTCGCCTTTACAAGTATTGCTAAAATATAAAAAAATGGGGCTGGTTGACAATGGAGGAATATGTAAATATCAGTTTAGATAAATATGAAAGGTTAAAAATGTTTGAAAATGATAAATACGAAAAAGATGCTAAGGAATTTCTAAAAAAGTTTACTAACTTCACAACGATATTTGGAAATCAAAATGAAGAGTATTACACGGCGCATGTCAACAAGGAAGAACTGAAAAAACTAATTGAACAAAGACTAGGCAAAACGTGTGAGATAGAATTTTATTAGGAGAGTGATTAAATGTCAAAGCGATTACGACAAGCACAATATAAACTTATTGAAGATGAATTAAGATTTTATCATTCTACTAAAAAAGAATTGATGGAAAAGGAAGTTAATGTAACACTGGGCGCTTGGCATAGAGAATACATTGACGAGAACCAAGGTGGTGGCAGTGCAGGGAATATTAGTAATGAAGTGGAAGATCGTGTGATGTTACTGCAAATGGATAAAGAGATAAGTAGATTAAAGAATATTATAAATGCAATTGAGTCTGTGCTTAATAGATTGAATGACGAGGATAAACAATTGATTCAGTTTAGATACTGGGACAGAAGCAAGCCAACTTGGGTATGGATTGCCAGTAAGTTGAATATGGACGAGAGTACAGCTAGAAGAAGAAACAAAACAATCATCCTTTCAATAGCTGAAAGATTAGGATATTAAAATATATTGCCCGTTTAACGCCCGTTTTGAACAATAAAATAAGTTTATTATAGTATTATAGGCAGGGCCTATTAAAAATGAAAGTCGAGGGGACTATATGAATTTAGTTAGGTGTTGGGAATGCGAGCAATATATTTCGCAGGAAGCTTCCGTACATTTCAGAGATTTGTCTGGCGGTAGAAACTTATGCGTTGAATGCCAACATAAGTATCGAAAAAAAATAGAAGAAAAGAAAAAAGAATATATTGCGCACAAAATCGAAGCAACACTTGAAAGAGCAATACATCTTATAGAAATGCAAGAATGCTGTAGTATGAAAATGGATGAATACCTTGACCCATATAACACAGTAGCCCAATTTTATAGAAATGACAGTAGCAAGTTTGATTCTGCCCATGAAGTAATGGCTTGTATCGAATTGTTAAGAAGTCAGATTAAAGTAAAAACACAACAAAGAATAGGGCGCAAACGAGTAGATTTTATTTTGCCAGACATGAAGGTTGTATTAGAGATTGATGGAGGGCACCATCGTTTTAGGATTGGTAAAGATTCAGAACGAGATGTGTTTATTCTTAATACTTTGAATAAATCTGAACATGGTTGGGAGATTATTAGAATACCAACTAGATTTATTGAACAAAACATTAGACGTCTTGTTCCTGCTATTAAAGCGTTATACAAAGAACGTCAAGAACTAAGAAATAAACACAATGGGTTCATTCCGTCTTATTACTCAAGAACAAATAAGATGTCTCACATATCAGCGATTAAAGGCGTTGCTTCAGATAATGAAATTGAAGTAATGGAACAAGAAGTGCTAGACGGAACTGAAGATCTATAATCACATGATGATATAGCAGGAGGTTGCTATATTGCCGGACAGAGGCTTTGTATCTGGCCACTAGTCCCAACAGGTGACGACACTCCTGTTCAATCTCCGTCTGCAACCACATAGCGGACGTTAAACACACGTGTGGGAAGACATAAGCAAAAGTGTCTATAAATAATTATAAGCGCATACTCGTGGTGGAATAGGTAGACGCTAATCAGATATAAGAGAGCTATTCGGGGCTGATAAGTAGTTACGATTGAGCGAATAGAGGTGGAAAGTAGGTCGTATGCAGTACACCTACCCATAGCAGTAAAACGAGGCGTTCGTGCCACGCCTATCTTATATTATGCAAGGTGCAAATCCTTGCCGAGTATATATTAAACCACACACACCTCTTGACAATGTGGAACGGGTCCTGTATCTAGTGACGGAAATTCATTCCGGATTCGACTGGATGAAATACAAAGTATTGACGAATACTACCGTAGAAGTATTCAGGTCTCATAACTACGGATACATAGAACAATGAAGTCCAGCACATTGCGTGTTGGGCTTTTATATAGGGGTGGATTAATGCTAACACAAGCAGAACGTCATACATTCTATAAGTCAAAGGCATGGGCAAGCATACGTAAAGAAGTATTAAAGCGTGATAACTATGAGTGTCAAGAGTGCAAGAGGCAAGGCAAGGTGTTTACTGATTATCATGACCCGGACAAGCATAAAAGACTCGATGTGGACCATATTAAGGATTTAGAACATCATCCTGAACTTGCGCTTGATATAGACAATCTCACTACTCTATGTGTAAAGTGTCATAACAAAAAACATAATCGCTTTCAATTTAGAAGGAAAATAAATAAATGGGTGAATGATGAACGATGGTGACACCCCCGGGTCAAAGGTTTGCACTTTAATTTGGCTCTGGGGAACGGTGTGGGGGTCTTCTCCACAGAAATATTAAAAAGTCTCATGAAGGAGGGAGGGTTAAAAGTGGAATATAACATAAAGAAATTGGAAAAAGAATTGTTATCAAATATTGATACTACTAGTCAGAAAGAACTCGAAAAAGTTAATCGTTATATTAATTTAATACGTATATATTACGAGTTAGACAAAAGCATTGAAATGGATGGAGCTGTTGTTGTTACTGAAAACGGCTCGCAAAAATTCACGAAAACTAATCCAGCAATACAAGAAAAAAATCGAATCAACACTTCATTATTATCTATTGAACGTTCTTTTATATTCAAAGGCGAAAATGATAATCAAGATGGTAGTGACTTGATATGATATCAAATAAACATGTCGATAACTATATACAGTCGTACGAAAGCGGGAAAATACTACTCAATAAAGAACGTGTAGACTTGATAAATCACTTGCAAGAACATGTTCTTAGTAGAGATGATATATATTTTGATGAGACGCAAATAGAAAATTATATTGCTTTTAGTGAAAAATGGTACTTCCCTTTGGACAACTGGGAAAAGTTTATTGCACCATTTATTTTTTTATATTTTAAAGAAGATGATGAACTTTTTTATGAAGAGTTCTTTATAACCCTCGGTCGCGGTGGTGGTAAGAACGGGTTTATAAGTACATTATCTAATTATTTTATAAGTCCGCTACATGGGATTAACAATTACGATGTTTCGGTAGTGGCGAATTCCGAAGATCAAGCGAAAGTTAGTTTCAAAGAAGTATTTAATACAATAGACGGAAATCCTAAATTGGAAGGCAGCTTTGACGCGTGGAAAGCACAGATTATTGGCAAAGGAACCAACAGTGTTTTTAAATTTCAAACGTCAAATGCAAAAACTAAAGATGGTGGTCGTGAAGGCTGTGTTATTTATGATGAAACACATGAATATGAAGATAGACAAATAATTGATGTATTCTCTGGAGGACTTGGCAAAGTCGCAAATCCCAGAGAATTTTTTATTGGCACTAATGGATTTGTGAGAGCGGGGTTTTATGACAAGTTGGAAGAACGCAGTAAAGCAATTTTAAGCGGCGAAAATCTTAACGATCGCATGTTTCCTTTTATTTGTAAGCTAGACGATCCGGCAGAAGTCAAGAATGAAGCTATGTGGGAAAAAGCAAATCCTGCTTTTGAAAAGCCATTAAGTCCTCGTTCTAAACGCTTACTAAATAAAGTTAGAAAACAATATGAAGCATTAACGAATAATCCAAGCGGCAGAGAAGCATTCATGACTAAACGAATGAACCTTCCAGAAGTAGACTTGGAAAAGGTAGTAGCACCGTGGGAAGATATTCTCGCAACTAACCGAGAAATGCCAGAACTCCAAAACCGAGCTTGTATTGGTGCATTTGACTATGCAAGCGTTAAGGACTTCGCGGCTGTTGGATTGCTGTTCCGTGTGGGCGATGATTATATTTGGAAATCACATTCATTTGCTAGAAAAGGCTATCTGGATATCGCAAACCTTAAACCGCCCATCAAAGAATGGGAAAAGCAGGGATTACTGACCATTGTAGATGAACCTACAATCGACCCTCGTCATGTGGTCAATTGGTTTGTTGAAATGCGGGAAAATTACGGTATTCAAAAGGTCATTGGGGATAACTTCCGAATGGATCTTATGCGCCCGCTGTTTGAAGCAGAAGGATTCGAACTGGAGATTATTAGAAATCCACGTGCAGCTCATAGTTTGCTAGCTCCGCGAATTGAAACTTTATTCGCAAATCATCGCATTGTGTTTGGCGATAACCCTTTGATGCGCTGGTATACGAACAATGTAGCGGTGAAAATCAAACCAGATGGTAATAAAGAATACCTGAAAAAAGACGAGCATAGGCGTAAAACAGATGGATTTCAAGCATTTGTACATGCTCTATGGCGTGCGGATGAAATAGAAGACCTTGATGTAGATGAAGTTTTAAATATGCTTAATGCCATTACGTTTTAGGAGGTGATATATTGGGATTTCTTTCGGAGATATTTAAACGGAACAAAGAAATTGAGTGGATGTGGGATTTAGAGTTTTTAGAAGATAAAACAACAAAGGTTTATTTGAAGAAAATGGCTTTAAATACGTGTGTAAAACATATAGCACGAACGATCGCCAAATCTGATTTTAGGTTAAAAAATGGAGAAATTAGCGTGCGGGATAAATTGTATTATAAGTTAAACATTCGTCCAAATACAGATATGAGTTCAAGCTCATTTTGGGAGAAAGTGATTTATAAGCTAATTTATGATAATGAGTGCTTAATTGTCATTTCAGATACAGACGATTTTTTAATTGCTGATAGTTATGTGAGAAACGAGTTTGCGTTATTTCCAGACGTTTTCGAAGGAGTTACAGTGAAAAATTATTGTTACGAGCGAAAGTTCAGCATGGATGATGTTATTTTCTTAGAATATGGAAATGAACGATTGTCGGCATTCACGAATGGGATGTTCGAGGATTATGGAGAGTTGTTTGGAAAAATGATTCGCGCACAAATGCGCAACTTTCAAATTCGTGGAGCTGTCAACTTCAAAATGGCAGGCGTTGCAGATAAAGATAAACAAATAAAGCTACAAGAATACATTGACAAAGTCTATGCTTCGTTTAACAACAATGAAATTGCGATTGTTCCACAATTGGAAGGCTTCAATTATGAAGAATTTGGAACAACAAGCGTGAATAATAGTCAAAGTTTTGATGAAGTTAAGAAGTTACGTAAAGAAATGATTGATTATGTAGCTAGTATTCTCGGTATTCCCTCGGCTCTACTGCATGGGGATATGGCAGATTTAAGTAATAACATGAAAGCTTATATGGAGTATTGTATTGATCCTCTCACTAAAAAATTGGAAGACGAATTGAACGCTAAATTATTTACCCCTAGCAAATTTTTAGCAGGAGAACATATTAAAATCATACACAAAAAAGACATTATAGAAAATGCAGAAGCTGTAGATAAGTTGGTTGCCTCTGGTTCATTTAATCGTAATGAAGTTCGAGAATTATTGGGCGCTGAACGAGTAGATAATCCGGAATTAGATAAATATTTAATTACTAAAAACTATCAGTCAGCAGATGAAGGAGGTGAGAATGAATGACGAAAATTGAAGTCAAAGGTCCTATTATTGGAAATGATGACAAATGGATTTATGATTGGCTGGATATGGAAGCTACGTGTGCAAAAGATATCAATGAAGCCTTGGCAAATGCGTCAGGTGAAGTTGAAGTTTGGATAAATAGCAATGGTGGAGATGTGTTTGCTGGTAGTGAAATTTATACAGCATTAAAATCATACAATGGTAATGTAGTTGTAAAAATTGTTGGAATGGCGGCAAGCGCAGCATCTGTAATTGCGATGGCTGGAAATGAAGTATTAATTTCTCCAACTGGTCAAATGATGATTCACAATGTTCAGTATGGTGGGAGAGGTGATTATAGAGAGTTAAAAAAAGCCTCCGAAATTGCTCAAAATGCCAATATATCCATTGCTAATGCTTATCAGCTGAAAACGGGAAAAACATTAGAAGAACTGTTAAATATGATGGGAGAAGAAACATGGCTAAATTCTCAACAGGCTGTAGAGCTAGGATTAGCAGATGGTGTGATGTTTCAAGAAAATAGCGAAACGCCAAAATTAGTAGCAAGTACAGGCGGCATGTTAGCACAAGCTACATTAGATAAAGTTAGGGGACTGAAAGATACTAATGGTAAACAATCAATTTTAGAAGTATCTTTATCAGCGGAACAAATTCAAAGCGTTGTAGAAGATACAATTGCAAAATTTAAAAACGAAGTGATACTTGATGGGAAAACTTTGAATCAACATATCGCTGAACAAGAAAAGGAATCGGAAGAGTCGGAAGTGAATGGACTCAAACGGTTTCTTTTTTAATACCCAAAAATAGGAGGAAATAAATTATGACTATCAAATTAAAAAACAACCTCGCGAATTACGAGGAAAAACGGACAGCTTTTGTTAATGCTGTTAAAAACGAAGACACGCAAGAAATTCAAAATAAAGCATATGTGGAAATGGTAGACGCGATGGCAGCTGATATTATGGAACAAGCTAAGAAAGAAGCACGTCAAGAAGCGGACGCATATATTTCAGCTAGCCGAACAGACAAAAATATCACGAATGAAGAAATTAAATTCTTCAATGATATTAATAAAGAGGTTGGATATAAAGAAGAAACATTGCTACCACAAACAGTTGTTGATGAAATCTTTGAAGATTTAACAACTGAACATCCTTTCCTTGCATCCATCGGGATGCGCACTACTGGTTTACGTACTAAGTTCTTAAAATCCGAAACTAGTGGTCTTGCTGTATGGGGTAATATTTTTGGTGAAATTAAAGGACAGCTAGATGCGGCATTCAGTGAAGAAGAGTCTATTCAAAACAAGCTAACGGCATTTGTTGTTGTACCTAAAGACCTTGAAAAATTTGGTCCTGTATGGGTAAAACGCTTTGTTGTTACGCAAATTGAAGAAGCTTTTGCAGTTGCGTTAGAAAGTGCGTTTATCATTGGTACTGGTAAATCTCAACCGATTGGTTTAAATCGAAAAGTAGCTAAAGGGACATCAGTAACTGATGGTGTATATCCAGAAAAAGTTGCTTCTGGAACACTGACATTCGCTAGTCCTAAAGTGACGGTTAATGAGTTAACAGATGTATATAAATATCACTCTGTAAAAGAAAACAAACATCCATTAAACGTTGCAGGTAAAGTTACTTTACTAGTCAATCCAACGGATGCATGGGATGTTAAGAAACAATACACAAGCTTAAATGCGAACGGTGTTTATGTGACTGCGCTCCCATACAATTTAAATATCATTGAATCATTATTCGTTCCAGAAAAGAAAGCTATTTCTTACGTAGCAGAACGTTATGATGCACTTGTTGGTGGACCATTGGATATTTCTACTTTTGACCAAACGCTTGCATTTGAAGATCTTAACTTGTATGCTGCAAAACAATTTGCGTACGGTAAAGCGAAAGACGATAAAGCTTCTGCTGTATGGACATTAAATATCAAGCCAGCAGAACAAACTCCGGAAGGGTGATTGTAAATGGCTAAATTTGAAGTATTAAAGAAATTTAAAGACAAAGATACCAAAGAAGTATATGAAAAAGGAACAGAAATTGAATTGACTGTAAAACGTGCAGATGAAGTCTCTGATAATTTGGGAACTTCTTTTTTAAAGCGATTGGATGAACCAAAAAAAGACAAGAAAAAGTAGGTGCTGTACATGGATGTATCAGATGACCTTCTTAAAAAATTTAAAGAGCGTATGCATATTTCTCACAATAGCGAAGATAGCAATTTAAAAGAGTTGCTATCTTTTTCTATTGCTGATTTACAAGAAAAATGCGGGCTGTTTAATGTAGATGAACATGTTCGGGCAAGAGAATTGGTCATTGATCGTACTAGATACGCGTATAATGATTCGATAGAATTCTTCAATGAAAACTTTCAATCACAAATAACTAGCTTAGGTTTCTCTCTCTATGTAGCTGAAAGTGGTGAATCTGATGAAGTTTCAGTTTAAACCGCCGAAAATTCAGAGTGGGGATTTACGGACCCCTGTTGCTTTTTTTGAATATCAGCCGGCAAGTGGTCCTGAACCAGGTGAAATAGAAAAGATTACCCTTTTCGAATGTTTTGCAGAAGTTTATAAACCATCCATGAAAGATTTAGAAATTTTACATGGCACGGGAACAAAAGAAGCTGTCACAATTAATATTCGAGACACTAAAGGTGAGTATACAGTTAGTAACAAACATTATGTAGAAATATTAGATTATCGTTATTTAGGCAAAAGATTTAATGTGATTAATGTTAGCCCAGACTTGCAAAGTAATAGCTTTGTAAATGTGCTACTGGGGGTTCAAACATGACTGTAGAGGTTAGTGGAGTAGAAGAGTTAGAAAGACAGTTAGTCAGTTTATTTGGACGAGAAAACTTGCCGCAATTAGTAGACCCTGCTTTAATTGCAGGCGCTACTCTTGTAGCAAAAACACTTGAAAGTGAATTTGTTCAATTTAAAGATACAGGCGCATCTATTGATGAAATCAATATAGAAAAACCTGTGTATGACAAAGGGGTTAGAAGCATAAAAATTGATTGGAAGGGACCTAAAGACAGGTATAAAATAATTCATCTCAACGAATATGGTTATACAAGGAATGGTAAAAAAATCACACCAGCAGGAACAGGTAGTGTTGCCAGGTCACTAAGAATATCTGAAAGAGCTTATAGGGCAATTGTACAGAAGAAAATAGGTGATAAACTATGATTGATATTTTGAATGTCATATATACAACATTAAGTAAAAACGATATCATTCACACTACTTGCGAAGAGAGAATAAAATATTATGATTTTCCAAGCACGGGTGATTCTAACAAAACTTTCTTGTTAATCATTCCTTTAGATGTTCCAGTACCAACAAATTTTTCTAGTAACGAGGCTGTGTGGGAAGATTTTTTAGTACAAATCGATGTACAATCTGACAATAGATTAATTGTTAAACAAATACAAGAAGAAGTTAGAAAAGAAATGAAACGAATAGGTTTTGGGCAACTCGCTGGTGGATTGGATGAATATTTCCCAGAAACAGGGCGGTTTGTAGATGCACGAAAATACAGTGGATTGCCATACAAGCTATATCAATAAAAATAATAGGAGTGAAATAAATGATTACAACAATCGGATTTGAAAAAGCGACTTTCGGTATTTTTGATGAAAAAGATGAAAAAGTAACAAAAAAAGTAGAAGTAAATGGTAAGAATAAAAAAGGTGGTACGGTCGAAGCGGATATTTCTGGTCTTGATGCAGAGGCTATTAAAGTTTTTGCATCCAATGGTCCGTACTACATTTCCAAAAAAGGTTCTGGTGATGTTAAGCAAACGATTAGTATTATGGAACTACCTTTCGAATTAGGACAAGAGTTATTAGGTCGTCAAAAGAACGCAGATGGTATTGTAACTGTTGGGAAAAACACTAATCCACCATACGCTTCATGCGTGATGGAAAGTGAAACATTGCGAGGGGAACCGGTATTCTTTGCTTTACTAAAAGGGAAATATGGACAAGATGACGTTAAATTAAACACATCTGAGGATAAACCAAAGGAACCAGAGGCAACTAGTCTCACTGGCGAATTTGTTTATAATGACGCTGGGGACGTTTTTGCTATGGCTGTGGGCGAAGAATTCCGAGATAAAATTTATAAAATGGCTTTTCCTGGCTTTGTTGAAACACCAGTAGTACCCGAAGGATAAAATATTTTAAGAGTAGGTGAACTCCTACTCTTTTTTTATTGACAAAAATCATAAAAAAGGTGGAGAAAACATGATTAAATTAGAAATTTTTAACAAAGAAACAAAAAAGAAAGAGCTTTATGAGAGAGGAGATACCTCTGTAATTGAATTAGAAGACTACTGGAAAATGCAAGAAAAAATTAGAGAATACATTAACACTTCTGATAATCCTAAAAAAACGATGATTCTAGAAATGCAGTTGAAATTCATAGTTAAATTATTTAACGACAAGAATTTGAGTGTGGATTTTCTTAAAAAAAATATTCCTTCAAAAAAATTAAACGATACTTTGGTGTCTGTCTTTCGAGAAATTTCACCAGAAGAGTATGATGTTGAAGATGACGAAGACGAAGAAGCAAAGTAATAACGCTTACCGAGTTTTTGTCCGATCTCGATGCAATTAGGCGTTACTGCATGAAAGAGTATGGCTGGACAATTCGAGAAACGGACGATCAAGAATACAAAAAGTTATGTCGTCTGATAATCGAAAAAGAAGAAGCAAAATCAGAAAATAACAAAGTTTCACTTGTTGACTTTGTATCACAATATCAAGATGTCAATCGAGGAAGGGGGTAAATAATGAATAAACTTCAAGGATTGTCGATTAACCTAGACCTAGATGCTACTAGAGTGGACGAGGGAATGAAAGGGTTGAAAAGGACCCTCGGTTCTGTGAATAGCGAAATGAAAGCAAATCTTTCAGCCTTTGGCAAAGGAGAAAAAACATTATCTCGTTATGAAACAGAACTAGATGGACTTAATAAAAAGTTATCTGTTCAGAGCAAAATGGTTTCTCAAACTAAAAACGATTTTAAAGATTTAGAAAAACGAAATGCTTCTTTAAATGGAGAGTTGAAAGAGTCTAATAAAACGTTGACTGAGTCAAAAAAACGTTTTGAACAGCTTTCTAAATCTGGCAATGCAACTGAAAAAGAATTAAAAGAAGCGGAAAAAGAAGTCAACTCAAATCAAAAAGCGTATAACAAACTTAACAAAGAACTACAACAAATGCCAAAAGCTTTATCAGCTGGACAAAAAGCAGTAAACAATGAAGTTGCAAATTACAATAATTTGCAAAGAAAGATTGATACTACGACAGAATCTTATAAGAAATTCAAGAGAGAGCAAGCTGTTAAAAGTTCACCGTGGGGAGCGGTGACTCAAGATTTAGACAAGTATCAAAAAAAGTTAAATGAAACAGGTGATAAGCTTGTCGCCTTCGGGAAAAAAGGAAGTTTGTATATGGCTCCAGTTGCGCTTGGTTTAGGTTTTGCTACCAAAAAAGCGGCTGATTTTGAACAACAAATGTCAAATACTCTTTCTGTTATGTCCCCTGGAGAGGTAAATCAATATAAAGATGCATTAAGAGAACTCGCTATTCAACAAGGTGCAGATACGAAATACTCCGCCTTAGAAGCCGCGCAGGCACAAGAAGAACTTTTAAAGGCAGGTCTTTCAGTAAAAGATGTTATCAATGGCGGGCTTTCAGGTGCGCTTTCATTAGCAACAGCGGGTGAGTTAGATTTAGCTTCAGCGGCAGAAATCGCGGCTACAGTTTTAAACGCATTTAAGGATGATAATTTAAGCGTGGCGGATGCGGCAAACATTCTAGCTGGTGCGGCAAATGCTTCTGCCACTGGTGTAGAAGAAATGAAGATGTCTTTACAACAAGTTTCTGCTGTTGCGAGTGGCGTTGGTCTGTCATTTGATGATACATCTACAATGTTAGCAGTATTCGCACAAAATGGTTTAAAAGGTTCCGATGCAGGGACCTCTCTCAAAACTATGCTACAAAGATTACACCCTACAACAAAGGCAGCATGGGAACAATTTGATGCTCTAGGTTTAAGCATTGTGGACAACGAAACTGCCATGAAAGTATTGCAAGAAAATGGTGTAAAACCGCTTTCTAACGATACAGATAAATTAATGGGACAAATTCAAGATTTAGCTAAAAGTTTAGCAGGTCCAAAGGCAAGCGCTTCTAAAGTTAACAAAGAATTTGAAGAATTAACAGTTGCTACTGGAGCAGTTCACTCCGCGTTTTACGATACAAATGGGGAATTGAAATCAGCAGAAGAAATATCTGGTTTATTGCAAAGTAGTCTAAAAGACTTAAATTCTGAACAGCGCAGTGCGGCGCTAGGTGCTATGTTTGGCTCCGATGCAGTTCGCGCTGGGAATATTGCTTATCGTGAAGGCGCAGAAGGAATTAAAAAAATGCGCACCGAAATGGGTAAAGTAACTGCAGACGATGTAGCTAAAATGAAAATGGATAATCTAAAAGGTACTATTGAAGAAATTTCTGGTGCAATTGAAACATTTGCAATAAGCATAGGAACATCATTGACACCGGTATTACGTAGTCTAGGAAAGTATATTCAACAAGCAGCCGATTGGTTTAATGGATTGAATGATAGTACTAAAACAGTTATCTCCACAGCAGGTGTAGTTGCGGTAGCGATTCCGGTGGCTGGACTAGCATTTGGATTTATTGCAAAAGGAGCAGCAGCAGCTATCTCACCTGTAAAGAAACTAACAGCCGCGTTAGCAGAAAACTCGGTTGCTGCCGGAACTAATGCTGCGACTACTCAACTTGCTGGAAATGCTTTCCCAGTCGGTGGAGGAAAAGGTAAAGGTTTCTTAGGTAAAGCTGGCTCATTTTTTAAAGGAAGCAAAGGAGCAAAAGCATTATCTACAGCTGATATGGCAGGCGATATTGCGAGTTATAGCAAATTCGGAAAAATCGGGGCTGGTTTGAAAGGCGTCGGGAAGGCATTACCTGGTCTAGGAATTGCATTATCTGCAACACAACTTATTGGTATTAATAAGAAAAATGCTGGCGATAAAGCTGGTAGCGCTGGTGGGAGCTTAGCTGGCGGGGCAGCAGGAGCCGCTATAGGAACAGCAATTGCTCCTGGAATCGGAACCGCAATAGGTGCGGCAGTTGGAGGCATAGCGGGAACGAAATTTGGTCAGGCATTCGGTAAGAAAGTTCAAAAAGAATTTCCAGAATATCAACAGAAATTTGTAAATATGTGGGATGGATTGTCAGATTCTGCTAAAAAACATCCTATACTATTAGCACCTGTTAATCAAATCAATGATCAAATTAAAATGGCGAAAGCAGGATATGCGGCTATAAAAGATGTGTTTGCTAATCCTTTGAAAACGGATATTTCCGGAAAAGGTATTAGTAAAGATACAGCAAAAAATGTAAACTCATATAAAACTATGTCTCAAAACGCAATCTCTGAATTAAAGTATTTGGAAATGTCCGGGGATGTAATCACTAAATCAACATCTGATAAAATTAGCAAAAATTATAATGGGATGGTTGCGTTAGTCGAGAAATCTTTTGAGAAGACTAAAAAAAGTACTGATAAGAATTTAAATACTTTGTCAAAGAATAGCATGTTATCAGAAGCAGACATAAAAGCGGTTAAAGAGAAGCAAGCAAAAATACAAAAATTGTCATTAGATGAAGTGAAGAAAAACAACGAACAAATTCAAAAGCTAAATGAAGACATGGCTACTAAAAATGCTGATATTACAAAGAAAGAGAAAGCAGACATAAAAGCAATTAACGCAAAAGCTGCAAAGGAAGGTAGAGTTTTAACTGCTTCGGAGGAACAGCAAATTACGAGCATCAAACGTAATGCTGCAAATCAACGTAAAACTAGTAATCAAATATATAGCAATCAAATTCAAGCAATATCTAAAAAACAAGAAACTGCTGTGGTTAGTTCTTTGAGTAAGTCTGCAAAAGAGCAAAAATTAATTTTAGGAAAACTGAAAGACAGTAGTGGAAAATTAAGTACAGAACAAGCTTCAAAAGTGGTTAGCGAATCGAAGAGAGCAAAAGATGGAGCAGTAAAAGAAGCTAACAAGAAATATAAGGATGTAGTTGCTGCAGCTGATAAAGAATACTATGTAAATGGAACTATTACTAAGAAACAACATGATGATATTGTAAGGAAAGCTAGGAGCCAAAAGAATAAAACCGTAAAAGCGGCAACTGAAATGCATGAACAAGTAGTCAGTCAAGCTCAATCACAAGCTACTGGTCATTTAAACCAAGTTGACTGGGAAACAGGTCAATCATTATCGAAATGGGATAATTTTAAAGTTAATTTAGCGGGTGTGATTAACTCTGTCACCGGTGGAATAAATAAAGTATTAAAATTCTTTAGTTTACCTACCATACCAGAATGGAAGCCAAAAGGTTATAATAATGACACAAAAAAAATAAATACTAGCAAAAGAACTTCCTACGGTAGTAACCTTGCAATGGATTACACAGGTTCTAATAATGCATCCGGACAAATCATGGCTGGTGAAGAAGGTTTTGAAATTGCATACAACAAACGCAAAGCACAAGCACAAATTTTAGGTGCAAATGGTGCAGAAATAACGCATGTTGCGCCAGGTACTAAAATTTTGAATCATGCAGATTCAAAAAAAGTCATGCAAGGCGGACTTGGTAAAACATTGCCTGGCTTTGCGAATGGGAATTCATCCATTAATGATTTTTTAAGTGACGCATGGGATGGAACAAAAGCTGTAGCTGGGAAAGTAGTTGATTTTTCTAAAAAAGCCTTCGACTGGGCAGCACATCCTATCGAAAATTTAAATAAACTTTTTGGTGGTTTATCTGTAGGCGTGAAAATGGGGAACGATGGAAATTTAGGTTCTGATGTGCTGAACTATTTGAAAAACAGTATCGGTTCACCTCTTGAAAAAATGCTGTCTGGATTTAAAGAAACGGCACCAGTAGCAGGTCCAGCTGGAAAAGGGGCTTCTGCTTGGTCTAGTGTAATTAAAAAGGCTGCTCTTGCAATGAAAGTTGATTTATCCGGAGGAGAATTAAAAGGTATCATTGCACAAATTCATCGTGAATCTGGCGGGAATGAAAAGATTACTCAGTCATCTGCTGTTGTGGATGTTAATACACTATCAGGCAACCCGGCTAAAGGTTTGCTTCAATATATACCGCAGACTTTTAACGCATACAGAATGAAAGGTCATAATAATATTTTTTCTGGTTATGATCAGTTGCTGGCGTTCTTCAATAACTCATCATGGAGAAACGATTTACCTTATGGTAAACGAGGTTGGGGACCACGAGGACATCGTAGATTTGCTAATGGTGGTTTTGTAAATAAAAATGAAATGATAGAAGTCGCTGAGAATAATAAGCCAGAGGTCGTCATTCCCCTTACTCGAAAAAACCGAGCAGTTCAATTAATTAAAAAAACAAAAGAAATTATAGGAATGAATGATGGCGGTAGTGTCACTATCAATAATAATAATAATAGTAATAATAATAATAATTTGATTTTGGAAGAAATGAAAAAGCAAAATGAATATTTAAAATTACTTCTGATGAAAAGCTCTAAAATTGTTATTGATAAAAATTCTATAATTGAAACAGCAAATGAGGGCTTAGGTGTCAAATGGAGCCGAAGCAACTATGAAGATGGTGGTGTTACATTCTAATGAAGATACCAAAAAAATCAAGGTGGGTATTGATACTAAATAAAAATAATGAAAAAGAGCTCACGAGCTTATCGGGGCTCTATTTTTTAGAAGCAGAACAAGAAGATTTAAACTACAGAGCACTTGTACAAACGTCAGAAATCAATGATGGCGAGGTGCCAATATCTAATTTTTTTGACCCTTTTACACTAAAACTTCTTTTCTACTTCAAGGGGAGGGATGAAAAAGATTTAAATTTATTAGTACAAGAATTAAGACAAGAATTAGCTATAAGGAATTCTTACTATGTTGTTCATAGTGATTTGCCAATGTTTAAATATCCTTGCAATCAGGCAAGTTTCGAAATTGAGAGAATAAACAATTCTGATGCGAAAATATCAATTTCTTTCAGAGTCTTCAAAGGTTATAAAGAATCCCTTCCTAATACACTTTCGGCACAGCTTATTGATAATAACTGGGGATTTGGTATGGGCTTAGAAATGCAAGATTTAAGTTATACACATGAGACTAAAAGCTTTGATATTTTTAACGCAGGCTTAGAAATTGACCCACGTTTACAGCATACATTAAAGATAGCTTTTTCTGGAATTGTGACAAACAAATTGACGATATACAATCAAACAACAGATGATTCTTTTATTTATAATGGAAATTTAAAAAAAAATAATATTTTATTATTGGACGGTGTTTACCCTTTGGTAGATGGAGCAAGGTGTGGTAAAAATACAAATAATGGAATTGTAAGACTTGCGAAGGGAAATAATAGTATAAAAATTGAAGGTGCAAATGATTTTAAAATTAGTTTTGCTTTTCATTTTCTCTACAGATAGGAGTTTTTTATGTCTGACGTATATGTAAGAACAGCAACCGGTAAGGTTCAGGAAGTCCTTCTCTCTCATAGCAATTTCAAAATTGATTTTCAAACAAATGTTAGTTGGAATTGTAGCTTTTCAGCATTTTTAAATGACAAAAGTAAAACAGCTTACGATTTGATACAAAATGAAAATATAATCATATATGAGGGACAACAATATGTGATAAAAGAATTGAGCCTAGTTGATGAATGGACAAAAGAAGTATTCGCGCAACATATTGCTTGGGAATTTCAAAACCATATTCTCGCAGCATCAGAGGAAGAACAGAAAAATGTTAAATACACTTTGAAACAATACCTCGAAAAGTCAACCAAAGGAAATATTTTTGACTATTCATTTGTTATTCACGGTTCTTTTCCCACAATAACATTTGAGAATGACATCGGTGGGAAAAATGGAATTGAATTAATCAAAGAAGCATGTGAACAGTTTGGATGTTTTTTTTATCCTGATAACAAAATTTTACATTTATATAGTGAAAACATGTACTATAAATCAAGTGAAGTTACGTTGCGCTATTTATTTAATACGAAAGATGTCAAAGTATCAGTTAATACTAATGAGTTACGCACTCGTATTAAAGCATATGGAAAAAAGAAAACAACAAATGGAAAATATTCTATTCGTAAAACAACAGATTTAACATTAAATGGAACATTTATTAAAACAGGAACTTGGTATGCAGAAAATCCAACTTTAAGCACAAGTTTTAGCGCAAATGTCAATGTGTCATACGATGGTGACTCTATCTTTTTTGATTTGAAACAAGGAAATCATGGAGGCATTGTTGAATTGTTTTTTGACGGCAAAAATGTAGGGAAATATTCCCAGTGGTCATCAAGCTCAAAATCAAGACAAATTATTATCACTAATAATGCTAGCAAAGGGGATCATGTAATCACTTGTAAATTTAGCAATGAAGATAGTGAACATAAAATGAGTAGTAAAACAGTTACTGAATATATAACAGATGTCAAAACGGGAAAAAAGGTTAAAGTGACAAAACAAGTAAAAACACCAAATTGGTTATATGTAGGCACAGCGACAGGCAATGTTACATGGAGTGTATATAACACTACAGGAAACAATAAATATTATGCATTTGTTGATTACATTAGTCCTAATGCCAATTTATATGGAATTCGTGAAGCGAATAGTGTTTTTGAAGAGAAGTATTCTGATGACAAAGCCTTGCTAGAATTTGCAAAAAAACAAATTTTAGATGTTCCAGAAACTTCTTTAGAACTAACTTATACTGGTACAGAAGACTTAAATCCGCGAGATACGATTCGCTTTATACATGAGCCGCTGGGGTTTAACACAGATTTGAAAGTTGTGTCTATAACCAAGCCTCATGGGTTATCAGGACAGCCTATTACTGTTAATTTTAGTAATACAAAAAAAGACATAGTAAAAATACAACAACGAATTGCCCAAATGGCTAAATCGGCATCTTTGAAAGCATCTAACTCTATTAACAGTATAACCATGTTGCAAGATTCTATTTCTGATCAAGCTTTAGAAAGCGAAGTTGTGGGGGAGGTGGAAGATATTTAATGACAGAAATTAGAGTATTAAAAAATAACGGTGATATTTATTATCCACAGACGCATGCTCAAGCGGTTATGAATTTAAATGAAACTATCACTAAGGAAATGAATCAAACTGTGTTTGATTATATTAGAATCGCGAGTCCAAACGGGACAGTCTTTAGTTTAAGTGTTACTAACGATGGTTTATTAAATATTATAGAAGATGTATCTGAACAGGAGGTAAAATAATGTCAAGAATTAATTTAAATACGAGTGACATAGGAGTCAGTTTAACAAGGGCAAATATGAATGCCATAATTGATAATTTTAAAAGCATTCAAAATTGTTTAAACGACAACTACACAAATTATAATAATCACAAAACTAAAGATAATGGAGCCCACACTACAAATCAAATAAATGTAACATCATCATACACGTTACAGAAAAATTTAGAATGGTTACAAGAGACAATTGACAATCTAGTGATTGGAGCAAATGGTGACGGTGTTGCTGAAACAAAACAAGCTAGAGTTAGCTTTTTTGATAATAAAGCTTTTGAAACAGTTAATAGTCGTCTTTTTTCAGATTTTAAATTTGCATCTGATCGTTTACATGAGTTAGATGAAAATTTAAATAAATACATTACCAATGTTAAATTGTTTGGTGCTATAGGCGATGGAGTTAATGATGATACTGAAATTATTCAATCATTATTACTAAGTAATAAAACAGAGCTTTTCATTCCTAATGGGACCTATGCAATCAAAAAAAATCTATATGTACCTGCTAATACAACAATAACATTTGAAAGCAAAGATGCTATTTTTAAACGTATGTCAAGTGATGTTAATTATTTATTTATCAATTATGAAGATGGAGTTCCGCACAAGAACTATGATGGTAATGGAAATATAAATATTTTTGGTGGAACGATTGATATAAATGGTGCTGAATTTCCAACAGTTTGTTCCGCAGTGATGTTAAGGCATGCTGATAATTGTCATTTTAAAGATATGCTAGTTCTAGATACAGTAAATGGACATGCATTTGATGTCAATGGGTGTCGAAATATTTATTTCGATAATGTAGAATGTTTAGGATGGAGAGACGTGACAGTCGATAAATCATTGATAGCGCAAGAAGCCTTTCAACTATCTGTTGCTCCCGAGGATGTTTACGATATAGCTGTTCAAAATGCTTATTCTAATAGAGAGATTTATTTTAATAATTGTAGAACTGGTAATTCGAAAACAGCAGGTAGCGTGTCATATAATGTAGCAATTGGTAATCATAGCGCGTACACGGTTCCGAATGGTGTAAATATATACATTACAAATTGTCAGTTTGATGGTGGCAATTACTATGCTATTCGACTTTTTGGGTTTAAGAATGTATTTGTGCGAGGATTGAAAGTGAATGATTATCTAGGTTTAACAGCATTGCATAGTAGTGCGGGTTTTACTTATAATCCTGATTTAACAAAAAACTATAGTGTAGATATGACAAGTGAGAATATACATTTTAAAGATGTTGATTTTTATTCGAAAAAAACTAATACAGATAGACAAGCTATTCTAATTGTTGGTTCTACAAGTGAAGAAGGAATTAGGTTGAATTATTCAAGGAAAATATCTTTTAACAATGTAAGAATGAATGGAACATACGAACGAACAACCAACCTCGCGTATATAAGAGATGCTATTTCTGTAATGTTTGATAATTTTACGGCTTACGATTTTTTAGCTGGAATAAGAGGGACAAGAAACGAGTTTATTAGTTTTTCAAGGATTTCTTTAGATCATATTTCAACAGAAGCTGTTTATTTTACAGATACTAAGTTTTCAGAAATCACTACGTCTTCTTTTGTAAATTGTGCTATTGACAATAGCAATGGAGTCGTTAGTTTTTCTAATGGGTGTGCTAATAACACAATAAGTGGTAGTAATATCCGATTGGGTGGATTAGGAAATCAAAAATATGGAGTTGTAATGACAACTGATACTCACCACTGTCATTCATTTAACAATTTTTTAGAAGGAATGATAGGGGCCGCAGCAACAAGCGGAAGTAAATGCTATAATGGTTCATTATTCTATGAAGGTTCAAAAATGTACGTTGGATTGGTTGTAAACGGAATGTTTCAATTACAAGAAATAACCGCATAAGGAGGAAGATGATGACAATAAAAAAGATTGGTACAACTAAACTTGAGACTAGCGCATATTATCAACCTATTGGAAATACTGGCATTAAGTTTTGGAATATGGATTCTAATACCTCAATTCTTCAATTTCAAATAACAAGAAATAATATTGTTTTACCTTTAGGCTTAAACAACGTCATTGCTTATATTACTCTAATAGCAAGCGATGGAAGTCATTTAACTGATACATTAGAAATCATTGATGAATTGAAAGGTATTTTATCATATCAAATTCCCAATGATTTTTTAATGCACACAGGAACAGTTCAGGGGCAGGTTTATATTAGTGTGAATAACACAGAAGAGACAGTAACGGAAGCTGAGTTTATTTTTGAGATTGAAGATGCATTAATCAACAAGATAACAAGTGATATAAAAATAAAATATATTCGTATTTTTGATGATTTAAAAAAAGATATTGAAAAAAAAATAAAAAAAATCATTGCTGATATTGACTCAGGAGATGATTATGTAACAGCTATACAAAACGTGTCTATTGATGCCACCACAAAAATAAATGCGAAGTATGACGACTTACAAACACGATTCGACAATTTAAATCCCTCGCAGCTCGCAAAAAAAACAGGTGATACTTTCACTGGATCATTGCAATTTGACGGAGTACCAACAATCTTTCAAGCGAAGCAGAGCAATGCTTGGTGGTATCGTCTAACATCAGAAAATAGCACAACTTGTCAGCAATCTTTGTTTCCAACAATTGTTTCAGGTATAAACGGCATTCAAGGAGCTGGTTATAACTTTAAACAGGCATACTTGAAGTTAAATAACGTCGATGTAGAAACAGTTACAGGTGCGCAAGCGAAAGCGGATCAAGCACTTGCTGATGCAAAAGCAGATTCACAAGCAAAAGCAAATCAAGCTTTAATAGATGCGAACATCTATACAGACAACTCGAGTAAAGAAAAGCTCGTATGGTCTGGTTCGTCCTACTTTCTTGATACGCATACCTTCAGCTGGGACGCCGCAAAAGTAAAACACGGTGTGTTACTAGAATTCTCACGTTACGACCCTGGGACTGGCGTTTTAGATTATGGTTATATACAGTATTTCTTCTCAAAAGAATATCTAGTAAGAAACAACAATAAAGCGACGTGGTTAAACATGCCTGGCGCTACAGATGGAGCGAAAAAAACGGTTAGGCTAACACCAACAAGCGTCAGTGGAGATGCAACAAATGGTCAAGCACCAAGCACGAGTTACGCATTAAGAACAGTAGCAATTTTTTAGGCAGGAGGTAATTAACATGAAGTCATTTGTTACAGTTAACAATGACGGCTATATTGATATGTGGAGCAGTCAAAAAGTCGAAGGATTTATAGAAGTTGAAACAGCAGAAAGTAACATGAATCTAATTAATGTATGTAAAGTTGAAAATGGTAAAGTGATTTTAGATGAAAAACGGCAGCAAGAAATTATTGCTAACCAAGATTTAGAAAAAACGGAAGTAGAAAAATTAAGAGAGGAATTACTACTCACTCAAGAGGCATTAGCCGCACTATTTGAAAGTAATTTAGGGTGAACAATATGGCTTATATGATACCGATTTATGTAAATCTAGTGATGAATAGAAGGAAAACAATTGAAGAAGTTCCTTCGAATTTGCGAGGTCAGGTAAAAGCGAAAGTGGATGAGCTGAAACAAGAAGAACAACGAATGAAGATAGAAGAAACAGAAACAGAAGCCGAGTAGGCTTATTTTTATAGGGGATGATTAAATGAAGAAAGCCTGGGTAAAAATCAAATTGCAACTATATGATAAGCCATATAAAGAGTATTTGAGTATTCTTTATTTATTACAGGTTAGTTTATTCAGCATGGTTACGGGTGGTTTCTTAATCGTCAAAGGCGATGAAATTATTGAGCAGAGTAAAACCTACAAATTAATGGCAAACCTCATGACAATGGATACATGGGGTTTTTTGTTTGTGATCAGTTCTGTTTTGATCTTCATTGCAGCATTTCAAGAAACAAAGGCTAAATTTATCAATATGCTGATAGGAGGACTTGTCGGGGTGTTTGTCCTCTTTTTATATGCAAGTGCAAGTGCTGAAAGTCAAGCGACACAGCTATGGCCTATACGCTACGGATTAAGCGCTTGTTTTAATCTATTTGTATCAATCGCAGGAGGCTGGGAGTTATGGAGGATGAAAAAGATAGAAAAAGATATGTGACCCGGCTCGATCTTTTAGAACATGGCGATAAATTAAAAAAAGAGATCAGAACCGAAATCAAGGAGGTTGATAAAAATGTAGACGAACTGAGGGAAGATATGGGCGAGCTAAAAGATTTAGTATTACCAATTTCAGGCGCTTTACAGCAAATTGTAGATAATACCAAAGAGACTGCCGTATCTTTAAAAGGAGTTATCGAAAAGCAACAAGCACATGATATTGAAATGGCAGAGTTTCGTATTTCCAGCAAACAAAAAGGAAAGAAGCGAGAAGGAAATACAACAATAATCGTGGCGATCATTGGGGGTATTTGTACCATAATCGGAACAATGCTCACGGTTGCACCACTAATTTGGCATTAGGAGGAATAATAAATGAACAAAATCAATTGGAAAGTAAGATTTCAAAATAAAGTGTGGGTAGTCGCATTAATTGCGGCTATTTTCTTTGTAGTTCAAGCAGTCTTGTGGGTGTTCAATATTGAATGGGACTACAACGACCTATTACAGCGCATCATTACCGTGGTTACGGGAGTGTTTGCTGTAGTAGGCTTAATTATTGATCCTACAACCGCAGGAAGCAAAGATAGTGACTTAGTGATGAAAAGAAAGGATGATAAATAATGACTATGTATTATGAAGAAAGAAGTAGAAATAACATTGCTAAACTTGCTACAAACACGAGAGCAAAAGCACTGGAATGGTTTAACTGGTGTTGTAAAAATGGGATTGAGATTTTAGTATATGAGACTATTCGAACAAAAGAGCAACAATCCGCAAATGTCGCTAATGGAAAATCGCAAACAATGCGTTCTTATCACATCGTTGGACAAGCTTTTGATTTTGTAATGACAAAAGGCAAAACTGTGGATTGGAGTGGCTATAAAACAGCTACAGCGAAGAAAGCTATCGCAAAAGCGAAGTCCCTTGGATTTTCATGGGGTGGGGATTGGAGCGGTTTTTTTGACTGTCCACATATGCAATATGAATATAAAGGTTATGGTACAGATAAATTCACAGCGGATAAACCGATCGCTAACAATAAAACTGGTAAGCAAGGGGTTTATGCTCGAGATTTCTTAAACATTCGAACTAAAGCAACATGGGACAGTCCTGTAGCGTTTAAGGTGCCAATTTATTACTATGCGCAAATCCTCTGGGATACGAAAAATGGGGATTGGGTACAAATTGAATTTCAAGGTAAAAAAGGGTGGTACAAACCATCATTTAATGAGTATTGGTATGAGAAAGACCCATGCACTTCTTATATTTGTGTAGCGGATGCCAATTTCAGAAAAAGCTCAAAGTGGGATAGTCCTGTTGCACAGAAAAAGAAAAAAGGCGATACTGTGCGAATGGTAAAAAAAGCAAAAAATGGTTGGCTAGAGTTCGGGCTAACGAATGGAGTTATTGGTTATATTCCGAATTCCACAAAATATGTGAAGAAAAAATAATTTTGATGCCCTCGCGTTTGCGGGGGTTAATTTTTTTGTATAAAAAAGATACTTTTGTGATACTTTGTAAATCATTAAATACATTACTATAAAGATATCCATTATTGTATCTGAATTATTATCAGAAAAATCTAATAAAAGTAGACCTTATTAACTAAAAACGTTCGCCATAGGGGAACAAAATATGAATTTATGAGTATATATCTTTCTTTTCTTTCTTGTTTGGGTTATTGTGTTATTAAGAGATAACGTTTTTAAATTATGCAAAGTATCACATTTAAGCTATAATTATATATTATAGCTAGATGAAAGGGATACGTATATGACCTCAAGACGAGATGTGGATATTGTTATTGAGCAAGTGAAAAAGTCATTTAAAGATAATAAATTCCAAATGTGGCAGACTAAAAAAAATGGGAATTTCATGAGAAAGTTAGGGTGGACTTATACCCAAATACAAAGCTATATTTGCAACAATCTTTGTTGTGAAAATTATTATAAGGGACCTAATGCAAATCGTAGTTCTACCGGTGGTAAAGGAGCTATTATTTGGGAATTTGGAATGGGAGTAGAAAATTACGAAGTGTACGTTAAGGTAAGCATCTTGGAAGAAAATGGTGAGTTTAAGTCAGCTTGTTTGTCTTTTCATGAATGCGAATATCCAATTATATACCCATTTAGGAGAGGAAGTGGTATAAATGGCTAGACATTTTTGCTTTGAATGTTTAAATGAGACCGAATTTAAAGAAGTAGAATTTAAAGAAGATATTGAAATAAAAGGTGAAATGTTTTCAAATACTCATCATTATTTAGAGTGCGAAAATTGTGGTGTTCAAATTGAAAATCCTGCAAATCTGGATAGAAATTTAGAATCTGACTATAATTTCTATCGAAAAGCAAAGAATTGGCTTACTCCCGATGAAATTAAATCTGTCAGAGAGCAATACGGTCTAAGTCAAAGGACTTTTGCAACATTATTGGGAATGTCACATGCCACACTGAGCCGATATGAAGGAGGAGCTTTACAAACTGATTTGCATAATACCTTGTTTATAATGGCAAATGACCCAAATGCGTTTCATATGGTAATGCTTACTAATAAAAACAAAATAAGTGAGGATATTTATAAGAAAACTGAAAATAAAATTATCAACCTGCTGAAAGAAAGAGAAGGTTTTGTTTATAAGTATGTCGAAGAAAATATTAAAAGAATGAATAAAAAAGTTGCTAGAATAGAAGCTCAATCAGAACTAGCTCATGACTACGTAAATGCTTTAAAAGTTGAAAATAATAGGAATGAAGCAATTGTACTTAAAAATAAAACTAATGCTAAATTAAAAAGTAATGATAAAAATAGTTTGGCTTCTACTTTCGCAAGTCTTTTCAAAGGTGGTAAAACAAATGGAAATAACATATAAAGATACGCAACTAAAATCTATAAATACTTCTATTGAAGGAATAAGTGGAGGAGAATTAGAACGTAAAAACAGTTTAATGTTTGATGCTGTTTACGAAGATGAAATACAAAATATTATAGTTAGAAACGAAGAAAAAATAGTTTTAGATGGAGAACAAGTGTTATTTCAAATAACTTTAGAATCCCATTTTACTTGTGATGAAAAAATCGAAGATATCCGAACTATTTTAGATGTTTCGGAAGAAAGAGAACGGTTAACTATACCTGTCCTAAGCGAATCATCTTTAATTATCGGTTTTATTACAGGAAAATTATTTGGTATACCCATGGTGGTGGCACCAATGGAAACTGAAATGGAAACTGAAAATGATGAATAGCTTCTCGCAATTAACCAACCCTAACCTCACCGTTAGGGCTTTTTTTTATGCAAAAAACGCCAAGCATGTGCTTAGCGTGCATCATTTATCCTTAATCATTCCCTTATGATTAATTTTTCCCTCTATAATTAATTTTTCAAGTTCTTCCAAATCTTCCAACGTAGCTTTATTCTTTATAAAAGAACGCGCAGCTGAACGGCTTTTTAAATAATTTGCATGTTCTTTATTTTTATCTTGCCATGCCTTGTTTGCTTTCAACTGCGCGTCAGAGGTCGTTTTTTTCGTCAT